ATTCTGGGTTACTCTATCAATTTAAAAATGAATATATAAAATTTTCAGAGAAAAATAATTTAAATGCCCATAATTTTTGTATAAAAAATATATGGTATAATTATTATTTAAAAAATTCCAATCAAGAAATTCATGATCATATTGATAACAACTGTTTCTATAGTGGAGTTTTCTTTTTAAAAATAAATGATAAACATCCGCCAATAACTTTTTATAATTATACAAATGCTCATTTATTTTATTCTTCAAATACTTTGCTGAGGCAGGCTTATAAAAAAGAGAGTATAGAGCATTCTGTTGTTTATCCATATTTTACTTTGGATATTGAAGAAAATGATTTTATAATTTTTCCCTCACACTTACCCCATGGAGTATTTGTTCAAAAAACAGATGAACCAAGAATTACAATAAGTATGAATTTTACCCTGGAGAATGCTAATGATTAAAGTTAAATATCAACTTAAAGAATTTCCAAATACTGTTCTTTTCAAATTTTTTAAAACCAAAGAACAAGTTGAGATTTTTAAATCTCAACATCCACATTATGAGTTTGAGTGATTTATGGATTTGCCTATTAACGACGAAGAACTGAATACAATTGTAAAGGCACTTGGTTTTGGTGGAGATGCTGCACTGTATCACAAACTTAAACTAGTCAAAGAACTTAGGGAGCAAGGTTTACCTTATAAAAAAATTTTACGTGAGCAGTACGGGATGGTTGCATAATGTCTACTATTTCTTTAGATGTTTATAAAGAAATAAAATCAAATCCACAAACAGCTTTTCTTGGCATTAATGAATTTAACCCGCAAAGTATTATTTCGTGGAAAGAAATTGAAAATTATTTAAATAATCCTTATCTTTATGGAAAAAATCAAATTTTTATTATAGATAATCAAAAAGTTAAATCATTAGAAGAAAAAATATATCCGTGGTCTGATGTTTCTAGATTTTCTTCTAGAGAAATATTTGGGCATATAAATTCTGGAAAAGCATTTTATTGCAGTAATTTTAATAAATTCAATAATACGTGCAATTCTTTATCTACAGAAGTGTATGAAAATATTCCGGATATAAATTTAGATTTTCATGTTTATGGCGGATTAGAAAAGTCTGCAGAATCTTTTTCAGTTCATAGAGATTATTCGCACAATATAATTCTTCAAATAGATGGAGAATCTCATTGGAAAGTATATAATGCAGATTCTTCTATAGTGGAAAGAAATTTATCTTCTGATGATCGCCTACAATTGTTAATTGACTATACATTAAAACCTGGAGATTTGCTCTACATACCTTCAGAAAATTTTCATAAATGTCGTCCACTCTCAAAAAGATTATCTATAAGTATTTGTTTTATTAATAAAGAAAAGCATAGATTTATTGATACTAATTGGTATTATTTTAATGTTTAAAATATTTCAATTGTTGCAATTAAATCTTAGAGGATATATAATTGTTGATATGGGTCTAAAAACCGAAACAAGAAAATAGAAGAATTAACCGCACATTTTATTTGAATAATATGGATTTTCTTAAAGATATTGTAAAAGAAGTTGGTGGAGAATACACTAAATTAGCTTCTGAAATTGATGAGACTGAAACTTATGTTGATACGGGTTCGTACATTTTTAATGCACTGGTTTCAGGTAGCATATTTGGCGGTGTATCTGGCAATAAGATTACTGCTATTGCTGGAGAGTCTAGTACTGGAAAGACTTTCTTTTCTCTCGCTGTGGTTAAGAATTTTCTTGATACTCACCCCGATGGTTATTGTCTCTACTTTGATACTGAAGCCGCTATTACCAAATCTCTGTTAGAATCGCGTGGAATTGATACTTCCCGTTTGGTTGTTATTAATGTTGTTACTATTGAAGAGTTTCGCGGAAAAGCACTCAAGGCAGTAGACATATACTTAAAAAAACCTGAAGCAGAACGCAAACCTTGTATGTTTGTGTTAGACTCTTTGGGTATGCTTTCAACTGAGAAAGAAATTACCGATGCACTGAATGATAAACAAGTTCGTGATATGACTAAATCACAACTTGTCAAAGGTGCATTCCGAATGTTAACCCTCAAACTAGGTCAAGCAAATGTCCCGCTCATTGTCACAAATCATACATACGATGTCATCGGAGCTTACGTACCAACTAAAGAAATGGGAGGAGGTTCTGGACTCAAGTACGCAGCAAGTACGATCATCTATCTCAGCAAGAAGAAAGAGAAAGATGGAACAGAAGTGGTCGGCAATATTATCAAAGCTAAGACTGCTAAATCGCGTCTGAGTAAGGAGAACAAAGATGTTGAAGTCCGTTTGTATTATGATGAGCGCGGCCTTGATCGTTACTATGGTCTTCTGGAGCTTGGTGAACTTGGTGGACTCTGGAAGAATGTAGCGGGTCGTTATGAGATTGATGGTAAAAAAATTTATGGAAAACAAATTCTAGCAAATCCTGAAGAATATTTTACTGAAGATGTGATGCAAAAACTTGATGAGATTGCTAAGAAGGAGTTTAGTTATGGAGGGTAAATGTGAGTTTATATCAGCGCCATTATTTCCAATTCCAGTTGGAATTTATAATTTTGGAGAAAATAATCATGATTTAAATGTTTCTCTTGTAGAAGATATTTTAAAGGAAATGAATATTGATAAGTCTGGAGAAGATCATAGTAATGCAGGTGGATGGCACAGTAAACCAAATTTAGAAAAAAAATATAAATCATTTTCTGAATTAGAAACTATTCTTTCTGAGTGTGGAAATCATTACTGTGAAACTTATGGATATAAACCTGGTTTAGTTTGCTCAGATCTTTGGGCAAATGTAAATAAAAATGGAGATTTTAATTTTCCTCATCATCACGGAACAACTGCTTTAGCAGGAGTTTACTATCCAATAGAATCAATTGTTAAAGATGAATGGAATTACCATTATACTACGGGAAATCCACTTAAAGGTGGAACTTGGAATAATATTGATGGTGGAACATTAGTTCTTCAGGATCCTTCTTATGGAAAAAAAGTTCAACTATTGACGGATTCTAAGACACCGTATAATATAGATTTCTATCACTTATACCCAACCCCATCTCTTCTAATATTATTTCCAACATATCTTCTTCATATGGTTACTCCATTTAAAGATAAAGATAAAACTAGGTTGAGTGTATCCTTCTCTTTTAAATATGGACAAAGTTGAATTTTTAATCCTTCGCAATTTACTTTATAATGAAAAATACACAAGAAAGGTAATACCCTTTATTAAGGATGAATACTTTGAAGATAACAATCAAAGAATAGTATTTCAAGAAATTCTTAACTTTATTAATCAGTACAATAAATTAGCAACCAAAGAAGTACTTGCAATTGAAATTGAAAAGAGAAGTGATATCAATGATACAACTCTAAAAGAAATTCTTCATTTAGTAGATTGTCTCGATGATGTACCTGCAGAATTTGATTGGTTAGTTAATACTTCAGAAAAATGGTGTAGAGATAGAGCAATTTATCTTGCTTTGATGGAGGCAATTCAAGTTGCTGATGGGAAAGATGAAAAGAAAAATCGTGATGCGATTCCAAGTATTCTTTCTGATGCTCTAGCAGTATCATTTGATAATAATATTGGGCATGATTATCTACAAAATTATGAGCAAAGATATGACTTCTATCATAGACAAGAAGATAAGATCGAATTCGATTTGGATTACTTCAACAAAATCACAAAAGGTGGTTTACCTAATAAGACTCTCAATATCGCTCTGGCTGGTACAGGTGTCGGAAAAAGTCTCTTTATGTGCCATGTGGCTTCTTCCGTCTTATTGCAAGGCAGGAACGTTCTCTACATCACTCTTGAAATGGCGGAAGAGCGAATTGCTGAAAGAATTGACGCAAACTTACTGAATGTCCCAATTCAAGATATTACCGGACTTCCTAAGCAAATTTTTGAAAATAAGATAACAAATCTTGCAAAGAAAACACAAGGAACTCTTATAATTAAAGAATATCCTACAGCGTCTGCTCACGCTGGACACTTTAAGGCACTTCTCAATGAACTTGCTCTCAAGAAGTCATTTAGACCTGATATTATTTTCATTGATTACCTTAATATTTGTTCTTCCAGCAGGTATCGCGGAAACAGCAACATCAATTCTTATACTTTCGTCAAAGCTATTGCTGAAGAACTTAGGGGACTCGCCGTTGAGTTTAATGTCCCGATTGTCTCCGCTACTCAGACCACTCGTTCAGGTTATGGTTCTTCTGATGTTGAACTTACTGATACTAGTGAATCCTTTGGTCTTCCTGCTACTGCTGATCTTATGTTTGCCCTTATTAGTACAGAAGAGCTTGAAGAGTTGGGACAGATCATGGTGAAACAATTGAAGAATCGATACAACGATCCAACTATATACAAGCGTTTTATTGTGGGTATTGATCGTGCAAAAATGCGACTCTATGATTGTGAACAGTCGGCACAAAAAGATATACTTAATTCAGGGCAAGATGATGAGTATAATGATTATGAAGAAAAGAAACCTAAAAAGTCTTTTGAAGGATTTAAATTCTGATGATTTATGAATTTCCCGATCTCCTAGATAAAAAATTATGCGATAATATAATCGAGTATTTTGAACAGGCTCAAAAAAGTGAAAATGAAGATTTCTTTAGTGGAAGAACTCTTTACGTTTCTGAAATTGAAGATATCGTGTTGAGAAGAAAACTAAAATCTTTTATCTATAAGGTAACGCAACAAGCATACGTTCAATATCAAGAATTTATATTTCCGACATTTTGTGATATTGTAAAATGGTATCCGGGAATGAATATGGAAGTTCATGTGGATGATGGATATCCTGATTTAAGTATGCGACATTATACTTCAATATGTTACTTAAATGATGATTATGGTGGAGGAGAAACTTTTTTACCAAATCATAATTACTCTTGTATACCAAAAAAAGGAAAGGTTGTTATTTTTCCCTCATATTATCCACATGGGGTAAATTTAATTAAAAATAATCTACGATACACATTAGCAATGTGGTTTACTAGAGATGATGAGCATCTTATGGAGTAAATTTGCTTGACTCTGGAAACGAAGAAGAGTATAATTATTACGAAGACAAGAAACCTAAAAATCGTTTGAAGGATTTAAGTTCTAATGACTAAAAAAATTGATACTGAAAAATATCTCGACTTTGTTCGCCAAACTACAAGTCAACCAAGTAGTAACTTTGGTCTTTTCCTTGCAAGGATGACTGAACTTGAAGTGCAGGATTGTGATATTCCTCGTCTTTTAACCGCTGCTGTTGGTTTAGGTGCAGAGTCTGGGGAATTTACTGAGGTTGTTAAGAAAATTGTTTTCCAAGGCAAATCTTGGAATGAAGAAAATGTATTTCATATGAAGAGAGAGCTTGGAGATATTTGTTGGTATCTTGCCCAAGCTTGTATGGCTCTTGATACAACTATTGAAGAAGTTCTAGAAATGAATTATCAAAAATTAAGTGCTCGTTATCCTGAGGGTACGTTTGATGTTTACCGCTCTGAAAATCGTGTGGAGGGAGACCTGTGACTAAAGAAAAACAAGTAACAGTTAAAATGGATGCTCGTTCTGCAGCAGCAGTTCGTCAAGTTCTTTTTGAGGCACAACGAGGATATACTTATAATGAAGTAAGTGTTCCTCCTCGCATTGCTGATATTCGCTCAGTAATTCAAAGTATTGATGATAATCTCGGTGCAGTGTTGGGTGCCTAAATATTTGACCCTTTAGTGGTCTTATTGGGGAATTAGCTCATTTGGTAGAGCACTGCCTTTGCACGGCAGGGGTGAGGGGTTCGAGTCCCCTATTCTCCATTCTAAATATTTAAAAGTAAACAAAAGTTTAATGGCTGTTGATAAGGGAAAACAGTTTGAATATGCAATCATGCGTGAAGCTTATGCTAGAATGCAAGGAAAAAGTGATGCAGAATTGAGAGAATTGCAAGATCTGGAATCGAAACCAATAACAACAGAAGTTGCAAATGCTGCTAAAGAGATATTTGATAATGAAATTTTAAAGGGAGTATCTGATAAACAATCTTTTTATAGAACATTTTCTCAACTTGGCGGAAGTCGCCCAGAACCAAAAACAGATGTTTTATTTGTTAAGAATGGAAAAAAATATAAATGTTCTATGAAGTACGGTGAAAAATTTCAACTATCAAGCGCAGGTATTAATAGTACTATGCTTGTTCTGACGAAAGTACTTAAAGAAGTCGCTCAAAAACATGGTGCAAGACAAAATGTTCAGACTTATGGTGAGATCGCTCTTTTAATTGAACAAATTGGAAATCTGTTAGATACTGGTCAAAAAATTGCACCAGGAGCTCAATTAAAGGCTAAATTGAATAAAGCAAAGGGAACTGGTGGATTAATAGAGCAACTGCAAGAGATTCTTGGATCTAGAAAGAATACACAACCATCAGATGTTTATATGACTTTTAAAAAAGCAGTTGTTAAAGAAGCATTGACGGGTAAGCATCAATTTGGATCAAACGATGATAGAACTGCTAATTATGTTCTTACCGAAAGTTATTTAAAGCCAATTGACGATAATTATGTTGCAAATCTAGCAAATAAAGTTTATGTTGATATTCGTTTGAAAGGTAGGGGAAAGGAAAAGGGAACGGGAATAAGATTGAATGAAATTGTTGTTAGATTAGAACCAGTTTGATCAATAAATAATGTATACTAATAAGCAATATGAAGGCATTTTCTCAATTTTTATTTGAAGCAGAGCAATCCCAGGCAGTAATGCAAGCTAAAAGGCTGGGATTGTCTGGGGATGGGCATGGGGGATGGTATGATAAAAATGGGGAGTTTGTCGCAAAAACTGTGAATGGTAGATTAAAGTTTTATAATCAAAATCAACTACCTGGTAAAAAAGACCCAAATCAAGATAGAACGGCTGCAAATCAACGGGTTGCAGCAACTCAGGTTCAACCATCTCCAGAAGAACCTAAGAAAGAAAAGAAAGAAACAAAAGGAACACTCACTGTTGCATTTGGTCGATTTAATCCACCTACAACAGGTCATGAAAAACTTTTAGATGCAGTTGCAAAAATTGCTGATAAAGGTGAGTATAAAATTTATCCTTCAAGATCTAATGATCCCAAGAAAAATCCATTAGATCCTGATACTAAAATTTCAGTTATGCGTCAAATGTACCCAAAACATGGGGAGAGAATAGTTAATGACGCTAATTCAAAAACTATTTTTGATGTATTAAAACAAGCACATGCTGATGGATATTCGGGAGTTAATATAGTTGTTGGTTCTGATCGCCAAGCAGAATTTGAAAAATTGGCTAATCAATATAATGGTCAATTGTATGACTTTGCAAATTTGAATGTTGTTTCTGCAGGAGAAAGAGATCCTGATGCCGAGGGAGTAGAGGGAATGTCTGCTTCTAAACTGAGAAAGGCAGCTGCTGAAGGAGATTTTAAAACTTTTAGAAGCGGAGTCTCAAAAACTTTAGATGATGCTGCAACAAAACAACTTTATAATACTCTTAGAAAATCAATGAAAATCAAAGAGGGGTGGAGTTTGTGGGAAATAGCTCCTAAGTTTGATTGGAAAAATCTAAGGGAAAATTACATTACTCAAAAAGTGTTTAATATTGGGCAATTGGTGGAAAATTTAAATACTGGATTGGTTGGTAAAATTATTAGGAGAGGAACAAATTATCTCATTTGTGTAACAGAAGATGATATTATGTTTAAGTCTTGGATTAAGGATGTTACTGAAGCATACACTGAAGTTAAAATGGATAGAAAGATGCGAGATAAAAAACATCCGAATACTTTGATTGGAACTTTGGGGTATTTTAAATATGCTGCACAGCAAACTCCAGGATCTGTTGGTACCGGAAAGGAAAATCTAGCGCAAGGTCAGAAAGCCTATGGTATTAATTTCATAAATAAGTATAAGGCAAAAAGTAGTTAAAAAAATTATTAAAATGTCAATGAATCCTCTTAACGACATCTCTGCTATTTACGTAAATGAGGTCTTTAAACCTCAACTTGGTAAAGGTGGAGAAAAACCTGCAGTTGCTGGTGCTAAGAAAGTAGAAAAGGGAAAAGATGATGCCGAATCTTCGGCAAAAAGAATTCGTCAAGCAGTTTATGATATTCGTTATCGCGCTAGGAGAGAAGATGTTAAATTGGATCAAGCTTATAATCAGTATATGGGTCATACAACTATGACCGGTCCAGAAAAAAATGCTGTTAAAGAAAAACTAGGACTTGGTGCTGGATCTTCTTCATCAGTTTCAGAGGAAACTGATGTTAAAAAATATCAAGTAAGAGTGAAAGACAAATCATCAGGTAAATCATATGTTCGTATGGCTACCCGTGAAAAGATTAATCAACTTCGCGCAAATCCAAATATTTCATCTGTAGAAATGACTCAGTATGGAACTCCATATGAAGGAGAAAGAAAGAAAGGCAAACAAACCGCATCAGTAACTTCGGGTAAGGGTTTGGATTCTGTTGGTCGTGAAGATAAGGATATTGATAACGATGGCGATCATGATAAGACTGATAAGTATCTTTTAAACCGCAGAAAGGTTCGTGGTGCCGCAATTGCAACTCGCAAAGAAGAATTTTCTGATTGGAGAAGTGATCTTCGTGAAGTTATCAATGAAGTTCAAAAAGAAGGTGACCAAGTAAAAATTAAAGAAAAGTCAGTAAAAAATAAAGTTGTAATTAATCCAGAAGTTAAAATTGAAATGAATCAGATTGCTGATAAATTTGGTGGTCATTTAGTTGAAACTGTAGAATTGGATGAAAAAACGTTAACTTCTGCAGAGTCTAAGAAGAGAGAAGAAATTGTTAAATCCATGAAAAAAAGTTTTTCTGGATTCAAACAACGCTATGGTGAAAGAGCAAAAGATGTTATGTATGCAACTGCAACTGCAAGAGCAAAAGATGTTGCGGAACAAGCTCCTCAAGTAACTGGATCTACCGCTACTGCAAATAAAATTAAGCAGTTAAAGGCACAACAATCTTTACTTCAAAAACAACAGCAACTTGAAAAGCAAAAAGAGGCACTTGCTAAAACTAATAAAACAGTTGGTGAAGAAGTTGAAACTATCGATGAATTAAATCGTCTTGAAAGAGAGCAAGGTAAAAAAAGTGGTGGTTCTTCAGATCTAGCATATCGTGCTGTAAAAAAAACTATTCGTGGAATGGAAGGTAAACCAGCAGGACAGCGTAAAAAAGTTCCTGGTAAGAAACCACCTGTAGCTGGCGAGTATGGTGGTCCAAAATCTCCTGCTCAAAAAGTAGCAGCTCGTCGTGCTTCTGCCCAAAGAGCACAGGATATGATGCATTCTCCAAGAGACTGATTCATAAATAAGACAGGATACTCTTCACACGGAGGTCATCATGTCGGCACTTGTCGCTTGGTGTTTAGCAAATCAGGCACTTATCGCAACTGTACTTTTTGCAGTTTCGGAAGCACTTGGAGCAAACCCAAAAGTAAAATCAAACGGTATTCTTTCACTCATTCTTTTACAAGTCCAAGGACAACTTAAGAATAAAGGTGCTAAAGATTTAACCCCATGATTTCTTGGTAAAACTTAAAATGGAGACCAAACTAGGGTCTCCATTTTTTATAAATATTTCTACGATTAAATTTAGTAAAGGTAAAAAGAATGGCACTCTGGGGCATCTCAACAACCACTGAAACACAAGATAATAATTACGCTATTCCAAAGTATAATGAGGAAACTGATCGTAACAGAAGTCCTTGGAACACTTTTGCCGATGTTCGTGGTTGGGTTCAAAGATGGTATGGTTCAACTGAGAATTCTGGTCTTTCCACTTCATACTATGATGAAATTTTAGTTCCTGTAGCAGGGCTGAACACTGATGCTCCTGGCGCAAACAATACTGGTTTGGGAGCTGCAACTCCAGTTGCTGTTTTCTTTGAGGATCCAAATAAAGCATCTCCTATTACCGTTGGTGCTGGTGGGACAACTGGAATCGGAACAGGGACTACTGGTTATGTTCATGTTGTTTGGAACGAAAATGTCTATTGCTCAGCTGGTGCAACAGTAAGTGTTCTTCGTTCTACAGGAACTCCATTGGTTGCATATGCAGCATCAGTCGCTGCTGGTGCGGATGTTGCTGCTTACACTAACAATGATGGATATGTTCTCTATAGTAATTTCAATGGTCAGATTTCGAACAGAGTAGCATTTGCGTTTACTGCACCAACTACTGGAATTGGAACAGTATTAAGAATTGATATGACTGCAGGTGTTGTTGGAACTATTACTGATTTCTACAATGGTGCTGCTGTTACCAAGACCTTTGGTAATGAAATTGTCCATAATGTTGGTGGTGCTGGAACGTTCATGTCTGGCGTTGGTATTGGAACCACTACATTAACTATTACTGCATGATATGATTTTTAATGAATTGAATGGAGAAAATTTTCTCTTATTTGCTATTAAAAATTATGAAAATCCTCAATCTGTAACCAAAGAAGATTTTGAGAAGGATTTAAATCATTTTAAATACATTAAAAGACTGTTGCGAAAATATCGCAACACTGGCGAATTGAAAATTCATCTTCTTGTAAACCATTTTATTATACTTTATAATATTTTTGGTGAGGCAACAACACCAATGTTGTTCTATAAAATAGAACAAGATTTATGGTCGGTTATGAAAACTTTTATAGTTTTTATGAATAAGCTTCCTGAATACCCAAGATGCTATATTCATGATATTGAAATAGATCAAAATTGTTTAAAAGAACTTAATCGAGTCTGTAATGCAAAATAAGATAACCGATAAAGTCATTGAATATTTTAGGAAACTGCATGAAGAAGGTGCTCCTGTTAATTCTGCCGGTGCTGGTGGATTTACAGGATCTGCAAATCCAAAAGGACCTGTTGCTGGGTTTGATCCTGTAATGGGATTTAGAAAAAGAGGTCCTCAAATTAAATTGCCTGCTGGATCACGTAAACGTTGGATGAAAGGAAAAAAGTAAAATGTTCTCCCAAGAATCAAAATTAGCGGTTCTTGAATCTAAACTCGGCATTTATGAAGACTTATCCCGCGAAATGCTAGCAAAGTTAGAAGCAGCGGTCGATAAGATCTCAGAAGGTAATTCACGCATTGCTACAATTCTTGCTAAGCATGATGAAAGGATTGAGCAAAGTATTCGTAATGATGACCTATTGGTCAAAATGATTGATGAAATGAAAGAAGATAATGATAGCGAACATAAAGAAATTACAGATAGATTTGAAAAAATAGAAAAGAAATTAGAAGATCTATCAAAATTTAGATGGCAGGCTGGTGGTGTTTTGGCTGTTGTGTTAGTATTAATTGGTACTATTAATAGCTTCATTCCAAATATAAGTGTAATGAAAACTCCCCAAACTGTAATAGAGCATACAAAATAATCTTAAAAATTCTAAAAATAAATATTTTTAGAATTGGCTTAAAAGCCACCATGAAAAACGAATATCAAATTAAAAAAAGTCAGTCCCTCTACCAATTGCAGAGGATAACAAATTCGGTCATAAAGTGGACCGCAATAATTTCGAATTATTGTTACACATATAAGTCTTGACCTTTTTGATTTGCTGTTCTATAATTCGAAGACTTGAGGTGTTTTTTTCATGGATTATGTTGATGTAAAATACATCAATTTGATATCGTCTCGTCTTCAAAAGTTTAAGAAAGTCAAAAATAATCTTTATAATTTTCGTTGCCCAATTTGTGGAGATTCTCAGAGAAATAAAAATAAAGCTCGCGGGTATTTTTATCAAGTAAAAAATAATACAAATTTTAAGTGCCATAATTGTGGAGTTAATGTATCGTTTAATAACTTTCTAAAACAAATTGATTCTGCAACTTATAAACAATATGCTTTTGAGAAGTTTAAAGAAGGGCATACGGGTAGAAGTTTTGTAGTTGAGGAACCAAAGTTTGAGTTTGCAAAACCAATATTCAAAAAGAAATTGGATTTGCCTAAAGCATCTGAAATTCCAATTGCTAGAGAATATCTGGAAAATCGTAAATTAAATCCAGAAAAGTTTTATTTTGCTAACAACTTTAAACAGTGGACTAACACTCAAAAAGTTACTTTTGATACTGTTGGTAGGGATGAGAGTCGCATTATTATACCAATGTATGATGCAGACTCCAACTTGATAGGTTTTCAGGGAAGAGCATTGGATGCATCTCCAAATAAATACATTACCGTGATGCTTTCTGATGATGCTCCTAAAATTTACGGTCTTGACCAAGTGGATTCTTCGCAACCCATTTACATCGTTGAAGGACCCTTCGACTCCACGTTTATCAAAAATGCTGTTGCTATGTGTGGGTCCGACGTTGATATTAGGTCGTTTAATTGGAGCGATTATATTTACATTTTTGATAACGAACCACGTAATCGAGAAATCGTCAACCGAATATCAAAAACCATCAACAGAGGAGACAAAATAGTAATTTGGCCTCCTAGTATAAAAGAAAAGGATATTAATGATATGATTTTATCTGGACTTAATGTTCAAGAAGTGATAGAATCAAATACATATTCTGGATTAGAAGCAAAACTTAAATTTACTACCTGGAAGAAAATATGAGCAACGGCACCAAAGTTAAAAAGCGCGATGGAAGAATTGAGTCTCTTGACCTAGACAAGATGCATTTGATGGTTGAAGAGGCATGTAGAGGTCTTGCAGGCGTCTCTGCAAGTCAAGTTGAAATGACTTCGGGCATTCAATTTTATGATGGTATTACAACCGCAGAGATTCAAGAAATTTTGATTCGTTCTGCTTCTGATCTTATTGATTTGGATCATCCAAATTATCAATATGTTGCTGCTCGTCTTCTTCTTTTTGCGGTTCGCAAACAACTTTATGGGAAGATGAAAGAACTTCCTACATTGGAGCATCACATTTATGCTTGTGTAAATGCTGAGGTTTATGATAATGAAATTTTTATCAAATATTCAAAGGAAGAAATTGATAAGGCTGATTCATATATTGATCATGATCGTGACTATCTATTCACTTATGCAGGTCTACGTCAAGTCGTTGATAAGTACCTTGTGCAAGACAGAAGCAACGGTGGTGTATATGAAACACCACAGTTTATGTACATGATGATTGCTTTGACTATTTTTGCAGAATATCCAAAGGAAACGAGAATGTCATACGTCAGGAGGTACTATGACGCAATCAGTAAACACAAAATCAACATTCCCACACCTATCATGGCAGGAGTGCGAACTCCACTTCGACAATTTGCTAGCTGTGTTCTTGTTGATGTTGATGACACCCTCGATAGCATCTTTAGTTCTGATATGGCTATCGGCAGATATGTTGCACAAAGGGCGGGTATCGGCATCAACGCGGGTCGAATCCGTGGTATCAACAGTAAGATCAGGGGTGGAGAAGTACAACACACAGGCGTTGTCCCCTTCCTTAAAAAGTTTGAAGCAACTGTACGATGCTGCACTCAAAACGGGATCAGAGGTGGTTCAGCTACAGTACACTTTCCTATCTGGCATCAAGAAATAGAAGATATTATTGTACTTAAGAATAATAAGGGAACGGAAGATAATCGTGTCCGCAAACTTGATTACTCCATTCAAATTAGCAAATTGTTTTATGAAAGATTTATTCAAGATGGCGAGATCACGCTTTTCTCCCCACATGATGTTCCTGGACTTTATGATAGCTTTGGACTCCCTGAGTTTGACTATCTCTACTTACAATATGAAAAGGATCCGACCATTAAGAAAAAGACTATTAAGGCACAAGAACTTATCCTTAATATTCTTAAAGAACGTGCGGAAACGGGTCGTATCTATCTCATGAATATTGATCATTGCAATTCTCATTCTTCATTCAAAGATAAAGTTAATATGAGTAATCTCTGCCAAGAAATTACTTTACCTACTGACCCAATTCAGCATGTCGATGATGTTTGTGGAGAAATCGCTTTATGCATTCTCTCTGCAATTAATGTTGGTAAAGTTAAGTCGGATGATGAATTAGAAGAACTCTGTGATCTTTCTGTCCGTAGTTTGGATGAGTTGATTGATTATCAAAAATACCCCGTAAAGGCGGCAGAAATCGCCACCAAGGCACGTCGTTCGCTTGGTATAGGTTTTATTGGGTTGGCTCACTATTTGGCAAAACTTGGGTTTAATTATGATTCGCAAGAAGCATGGAATGCTGTTCATGGACTCTCTGAGAGTTTTCAGTATTATCTTTTGAAAGCATCTAATCAACTTGCTAAAGAAAAGGGATACTGCGAATACTTTGGACGTACTAAGTATGCTGATGGAATCTTGCCCATTGATACATACAAGAAGGATGTAGATGAAGTCACTTCTGTTGGATTAGAACATGATTGGGAAACTCTTAGAGCATCAATCTTGGAATATGGCCTCAGGCACTCAACA